CGCTCCCGTCCTGGATGGTGCAATCCCGACTCACTGCCGAGCACCCAGGGCGGGTAACGGGATATCAAGATTTCATTGAGCTGTCGATTGCACCCGACATTCCCAGTTTACATATTTTCGTCTGTTATGCAAGGGAATAATGGCTCTAGGGCCGGTCCGAGGCCTTCAGGCCAGTGCGTAAACAACCCCTCCCTAAAGGGAGGAGCTTTCCACTGCACAAGGACGAACCTTATGCGCGAATTTAGGACGGCTTACAACGCCCCTTGCAGTGCCGATAGGCTCTGCAAACCCGGCTATGTTCAGCGCCGCATTCACGTCGCTATGCCGCCGAGTTCCACACGAACACGAGAAGCTATGCTTCACGCGCTTTCCGATTGCCCCACAAACACTGCACGTCTGCGAGGTATAAGCAGGTTCCACAAAAACGACACGTATCCCAACAGCTTCCGCTTTGTATTTCACAAAATCCTGGAGTTGTCGAAACGCCCAGCGGTGCAAACGAGTTCTAACGCGCTTCCCAGCCTTTATGTTGGCTCGGATATGGGTCAGATCCTCCATTCGAATTTCCGATGCCCCAGCGCGGAGAGTTTCTGCAACGATGGCTTTGCTGGTTTCGTGGTTAACATGTTTCACGCGCCGTTGTTCTCTCCCAGAGATAGCGTGCAACTTGCGTTTAGCGGCACGACTACCGTTGGATTGAATGCGACGGCGATGGGCAAGGTGTTTGTCGCGGCTATGCCGCAAGCGTCCGCCACCCAAGACCTTGCCGGTGCTTGTGGCTGCGAGGTTGTTCTCTCCGACGTCTACGCCCATGGTTCCACCGTCTGGGAGCGGGGCTGCATTGGGCAGATCGAGAACAAGATTGAAATACCAGACTCCTCTACGTGCAACAGCACGTGCTTCTTTGGGGACCCCCTTTTCAAGAAGAGTTTGTTGGTGTTTGCCAAAAACGAATTGGACAGCGATGCGCCCAGAAAGTGTAAAAAGAGAAAGGGTGGAGTCTTTCAGAGAGTAAGTCCGCTTGTCAAAGTTCACGCTTGCAGCGTTGAATGTGATCGCCGGAATAGGCTCATCCTTAGCGATTTTCCCATTGGCTTTCAGTGTTTTGTGGGCATCGGCGACACGGTGGACCGCTTGGCACACCATCTGGCTTCCAAGCGATGGGAATGCCTCTCGGATCGAGTAGTAAACAAGATGGTGCAACGCTACACGATTCCAGCACCGGTGCGCTTGGACAGTCGGTGTAATCGCGTTACAGGCACCGGAATACGCCTTCGCAAGCGCGGACAATGCCTCCGATTGCTCGGGGCTTGCCAACAGCTTCAAAGATACAGTCCGCTTCATATAGGAAGCATACCTCTAACCGGAAGGGATTTCAAGCATCAATGGATTAGCCCCAGCGGCACCATGATGCCCAGCTTGGCCATCTCGCGCGGGTCGATAGCGAGCACTGGACGTTGTGTCATGTAAGAAAGCGCCTGGGAGGTGGAGTCCACTTGGTCATCATGCGCACCGTTTGGGAACGTAATCAGCTCGGCCTCGTAATCCGAGAGCCAGGAAGCCGTCTCGGGCAGGAACACACGCCCGGACTCGAACAATGCCGATACGGCCATGAGCCGGACCACCTTATCCGTAGTCGGATTGATGGGCAGAATTGGGAGCCGTGTGCTGGAACGCAAGTCCTGGATAATGCTCTGCCCACTCGCTTTATCCTCAACCAGGATGGATGTCGGATGCCACTTATCCGCATAGGATTGCATTGTGTGTTTCAGCTCGGGATATTCCATCCGCCGGCAGATCACGTCCAGAAGGTAGTACCCGTTCTCAGTTTCGCCCCAGGTCGTGCCGCAAGATGGGTCATTCAGTTCCTTGGCTTTGTTGCCAGTGTCCCAGGACTGGATAATGCGATTGGACCGGAATGGAGCCACGGAGTAGCGCTTGAACCATTCCCACTTAATGAGGCCACCTTCAAGAGCCGTGGGGTGCTGCTGATACAGCGATGCCCAGACACGCGAACCCACGGCCTGCTTAATGCGTTCCAAAGCTTCCAGATCGAACCGTTCCGGATGAAGCGCCTCGCCCATCTTTCGGTGTGTTTCATCCTGTTCAGCAATAGCTGGATAGCTTACCACGTCCCAGCGCTCACCACCCAATTTTGCAGCCTGTAAAATTCTACCAGCTATGTCATCGGCGTGCCAGCGTGTAAGGATGATCAGCGCACCTGCCCCGGGCATTAGCCGCGTATAAGCAACACTCGTAAACCAATCCCAGGTTTTCTCCCGATAAGTTTCAGAGTAAGCTTGCTCTGCGTCCTTGATCAAATCATCGCATATCAGTATGTCTGCACCTAATCCTGTGAGCGGGCCTCCCACCCCGGCGCATGCGTATTGCCCCCGGTGTCCAACCACCTGGAACACATCGGAATTTCGTAACCAGGACCCATCCGCTACCGTGCGAATGTTTTTCCCCCAAAGCGTTGTCTCCGGAAAGAGTCGATCATAAACAGGCTCCATCATCATCCGTTGGATATCTCGGTTCATATGTGACGCAAGATCAGCAGTATGAGACGTAGCAATAATCGTGAGGTCCGGATTTCGACCAAGCGCAAAGGCCGGGAACCTACGTGAAACCATCTCGGATTTTCCGTGCCTTGGAGGACTACAAATTAACAGTCGTGGTGAGCGCTTCGCTACCACATCAGCTAAGAATTTATCCAGCTTGGCACATACCTCCTTGTAAAACCAGCTCACTTGATAAGTTGGATCCGCTGCGACGATATAACTCAGCAAATACCGCCGCGCCTCCTTATACAGAAGGCTTCGCAGCGCCAGCATTCGCTCCCTATTCACCGTCGCGCCTTAAGCATTCGCTTGATTTCCTTCTCAAGTTCTTCATCGGTTAATTCGGGTTCAATAGATCGTTTATCATCCGGAGCACTCGCCTTGTTCGCCTGGAGCAGACCCATGGCAATCTTGGCAGCCTCGTTACTGGAGGCGGAAACCTCGGCTACGGCATCAGCTCCAAATTTAGCGTTGGCAATTTCAGCTTGGAGTATTACCGGATCCTCAGAACTCTCAATTCTATGAGCCATGGTATTAGCTCGCCGTGCCATAATGTCCGCAGTGTCAGAACTGTGAACGGCAGCACTGGCAAGGCTTAAAGAGATACGTTTAAGGTGATCCGCAAGGGACCGAACAGCCATTTGTTCCGCAATAGGAAGCGCAGCTACTTCATCTTCAACGGTTGCAAGCTTTTGGGCAATTATGGGCAGTCCCTTAATATGTGACCTAAATAGACGGAAGAAATGAGTCCGAGAAATATGGAATTCATGCATAAGTTTAACAGGCGCTTCACCTAATGCCAAACGTCGGATAATTTCGGCCTTTTGGTGATCGAAGATTTTGGGTTTCCTTCCAGCCATCAGACTACCCTCACCTTTCGAATGGCCAATTTATCGAATAAGTCTTGGCATTTTTCACAGTTGGGTGAGCCATCACAATCCACACATTCTACCCATGGAGGTTCCTGTTCCACGTCGTAATAACCCAGTCGTGGTTTTCTTTTCTGGGAATCCGAGAGTTTCGTCCGCTTGGTCCTGGGCTTGGCAGGTGAACCACCGAGGGGTGGTCCGTAGCAGGGGAGGTCGGCGAGGGATTCGAGGGGTTTGGGCATGTAAGTCCTTTCGTTTCAGTGATGAGGCTATAATTGTCACAGTGATGTTACGGGAAAAGGGCTATTTGTCATGAAGTTGTTACGGATTGAGGTTGGTAGGAGGAGTTTTATCATTGGTTTGTCACAAGGTCGGTAGGTTGGTAGTAGGTTGGTTGGTATTTTTTCCTTGATACTCTAACTATCTACCAACCCTACCAACCCTACCAACCTAAATAGTAAAAGTAGTATAGCCGGTATGGTATGGTATGTAAGAGCGCATGTGTAACACCTATACGCGCGCGCGCAGGCGCGAGGCGTGTTGTGTACACCCCCTATAGGAAAACAGGTTGGTTGGTTGGTAGGTTGGTTGAGTCTAATCATTGCAGTATTTCTGAAAATTCGAGGTTGGTAGAGGTTGGTTGAGGTTGGTTGGTCTGCTGATCGGGATCCTCGGGGGGGATCCAAAGATGGGATCCACCGGTGCCCCCAGGTCCAGTCCGGCCTCCCTTGGTCCAGAGCTTCTGCTTCAGTAATTCGGTCAAGTGCATTTGTTTCCCACGGGTCTGCTGGATAGCTGATATCCCCATCTGGGTCATGATTTCAGAACCACTATAGCCATCCTCACGAGGGCGAGGCTTACCGTCCGGAAGCATAGGAGGATATTTCCTCAGATTCTTAATCGCCTGATCTATCAATGTATCCCAAGGATCAGTAGCCTCGAATTCAAAAGCGTCTATTGCACGGAGAGTTTCAAGATGAGCCGGCAAGTAATGTTCGACTCCCACAGCTTCCATCATGAGAGCTTCGGCAAGAAGTTGATCCCGCCATTCAATGAGCAGGTCTAGACGAATTGGTTGAGGGCATGCAATAGGCCAATAACGCCGAGAGCCTGTTGGATCCGTGAGAAAACCCATACGATTGGTGCTTCCGACGATAACGCATGAACGTGGGAAAACCTGCGTTGTGCGGCTAAAAGGCGGACGGTATGTGTCCTGGCACTGAGATAAAAAACCCTTCACACGTTCTTGGACTTTATCCGCAAGATGATCAATTTCACCAAGTTCTGTAATCCAACCCCGATGAATGGTCATGGCTCCGTCCTTGGAATCTAAATCCACAGCACTGTCACAGAACCATTTATCCGATGCGATGATACGCCAGAAAGTAGATTTTCCGATCCCTTGTTTTCCTACAAGGACTGGAACCGAATCCATCTTGAGGCCGGGCCGCAAGACACGCCGAACTGCTCCAACAAAGAAATGAATCAAGTATTTCCGAGCGAGGACCGTATTATTGCCAAGCACTTCTAGAGCAAGGTTGCCGAGTCGTTCCTTGCCGTCGTGCTTTGGGAGGGCCATGAGCATCTCGCGCACAGGATGGATGAGCTGCTGATCCGCTTGGGCGGCGATCTTGGCAGCGGTTTCCTCGCGTCCGAATGGCGTGCCGTAAGCATCTTCGATGGCTTCCTGAACATAGTCCACGAAGGAATCCACGACCACGATTCCATCGTATCGGATGTCCTGGGTCATCTCGTTCCGGGAAAGCCGCTCGCCCCAGCGAGGATCCGAGCGTAGGATTTTCGCAAGGTTGCCAGGCGTGCGGCGAATGCCACCATCCTCGTTTCGGGAAAGCTTGTCATCCCGTGGAGGCTCAGATTGGAGGGCCAGCTCAATGCCGATCAGTAAAGCTTCCCAGCGGGCTGTGGAATCCGCCGCACGGTAGTCCTTGGCCATGCCGACGCCCGGCAGGATGGCCAGCGTGCCGAGTTTCTTGAGCCGTGTGCGAGCACCTTTCCCGGCACCGTCCTGATCCGTGATGATCAGCACGGGCACACCAGGGAAATGAGCATCCAATGTGCGCTTTACGAGGGCAGCCTGAGTGCCTGCTTTAATGGCACAGAATGCGTAATTCTGCGAATCGTGATTGAAAGCATCCCACGCGCCCGCCACGGCATCCCAGACACCCTCGAAGATCACCACGGCCTTGGGTTGGATGCGCGGGTTGGCAATGTAAACGCCTTGGGACCCGAGCACCTTAAACCATTTACCCGGCACGGTGCCATTGATCTCGACACGGCGAAGCTCCAGCCCGGACATGGAAGCGCCATCGTAAAGCGGCGCTGCGACGATGGCTGCTTCAAGCGCGTCCGCGTCGATGATGTCCTTCTCTGTCGGAAACGGGACCGCTACTTGAGCCCTCGCGTCTTTCGTTACACGGAAGATGCCGCATTCCGTCGCCAGGAATGCAGGTCCGAAACCTCTCGCCTCCGTGGTCTCCAATGCCCGGTAGAACAGCTCGAACGGCTGCATGGGCACAGATTTGATGAGTTCTCCGGTGTCGGGATAGAAGTGCTTTTCGCCGCTGCCGTCATGCCCATGAAAGCAGATTGCTGTGAGCCTGCCGTCGAGATAGAACCGGGACTCATCCCGGCATCGGACGGCATCCGAAAGACCACAGACGGGACAGGAAGTCACTCTGCACCGAATTCGAAACGAGCGGAACGAGCTTCACGAGTTGCTGTATTTTCATAGGTTGGATCACATGGTTCAGAACAATACTCAAGACGAGAAGGATATGGGACATAACGACCAATAATGTTTTTACATTTATCCTGAAATCCAGGTCCATAATAATCTCTATCTCGTCCATCTAATATTTCAATGGTTGGAGTATAATCTTCTTGATAACCAAACAGAAAATAAAACCAGTTTTCTCCACCATTACTATCACAAACATTTGATACAAATATTTCAGGATGATTGTCTCCAGGTGTTCCTACAAGCAAAATAACGGGTTTACCTGTATCATATCCCAATCGTTCGCATTTATATCGTTCTTCTTTTGTGGGTTCTGATCCTTTAACTTCGGCCCAGCAATCAAAAGTAGTCAGATAAAAATCAGGAAGATAGAATAATCCACTAGATAATTTGAAGCCTTCTGGTTCGTACTGCCATTCGATTTGAGGGAGATAGGGTTTATAACCCTCATCTCTCATGTTTTCTCCCAATGAGTCGAGAAAAATACCCCATCGCGCTTCGAGGCGTGACCTAAAGTGATATCCCTTGTAATGTGTCTGAATTGCTTGTATATTTTCCATATCGGTCCTCCTTTAACCGTGATAGTTCAAAGCCCCCCGGAGACGCTTGAGTTGTTGAAGCCTCGGACCTCCATTTGCCACGACGGGCCTCCTCTATTTGAGTGGGAATTGAGATACCAGCTTGCACACCGGACAGAACCATTTTCCATCAGGCATCTGGCTGGCAAGAATGTGTGAGCATCGTTTCTGCTCGGGCGTTTGCGGAGTGATGAACTGCTGTAGGAGATCGGCGAAGTTAGGCATTGTCTTCCCCCTCATACATCTTCGCCGTGAGTAGTGCATGATTCAGACGATCCTTGAGCACACGCAATCGCGTTGCAGCATGCTCGACATCGGGATCATCCGGGAGCAAGCGGGACAGTTCGATCACGCCATTAAGCGCGGCTCTGGAGCGGTCGAAGCGGGCTTGGTGGACTTCGACGGGAATGATCATGAATTGTAATGGGCACAACTACAGCATTCTGCATCTGGTCGATTTTGGTATCGGCAAGCGCAGCAAGGAAACTGGAATGTCTCCGGAGTTTCAGCTTCCGGCTCGAATTGATCTTGCAGGATCATGTTTTGGGGAAGGTAATCAATCAAAGCCATTTCGTATCTCCTCAATTGAACAACGATGGCGTCATGTCGTTTTCCGGCGGGCAATCGTCGAAATCATCGTCAAGCGGTTCGTCGTTTTCGTGACCCATCAGGATCAGGTCACTCGGGTCCTCGCAGTAGTCACTCCACCATGCTCGACTCATCGGGATGTCCAGGAAACCCCGTCCTTTAGGGCGGGGAGGAATGAGGGAGGGGTTGTTTACCCGTTATCCTCTCCGTCCAGAGCTGCTCGCAGCGCATCTGCGCGTCTTTCCTGCTCAATTCGTGTCCGGAGGATCACCAGCGCATGGCCAAGGGATTGTCGTGCCTGTTCTGGACGCTGTGCCAGGAGCATGTCCTGCGCATCGGTGACGTGGTTTAGGGCCTCGATGAGATCGGCGGAGCGAGTCATGAGTGCTTCGCCTTGACGTAAGTTCCCTGCCGTTTCGAATCCCACACGAGACGCCCAGCGAGGAAGAGTTTTTCGGCCTTGGCTCGTTCACGCAAGCGTTGGTGATAGGCTTCCAGTGGTTCATTTTGTTGACGTGCGTTGAGATTGTGCATGTTTTCTCCTTGTTTCATGGCAGAACCTCACAGACTGCGCCGTCGAGGTGCCCAATTTCGAGAGGAGCAAGTTGTGAAAAGGCGCGTGGGCTGAGATCGAGAATGTTTCTGCCTTTCTTTGGTCGGTCAGTGATTCGCACGACGACTTCACGCCCAAGCCAGGAGACCTTGAGCATCGTTCCGAAGGGCAGCCACGGGTGAGCGGCAGTCATGGCCGACATATCGAAACGCTCGCCGCTGGCGGTTTTGCGTCCGTGGTAGGCACGTCCGTACCAGGTGGCGACAGTATCGACAGGCTGGGCGGCCCAGGCGATAACTGAGACAAGGAAAATCAGGATCAAGCGGTTCATGCGGGAACTCCAGGATTGGCCACGCCCCGCCGGACAGAGTGGAGCGGTCCCATTGCGCGGCACGATGCGCATATTACCTGGCTCCCGGCTGGGCGATGTGTGGGCACGGTCTGTCTCCGCGACGATAGATAATAGATAGAGGATACTCCCACGGGCGGAGCATGCCATGGGAGCGGTAGAAAGTTACGAAACCGTGACAAATATCCCCTTGTTTTCCTTCCAGGATGAACGATACTGGAGGTAAGGAGGATGAGCATGCCGCTCACCCCAAAAGGAGATGAAATGGGCCAGCACTACGATACCGCGCTCGCAG